GGCCGCAGTGAGCGTGGCCACGTTGCCAGCTGCACCAGGCTGCTCGGCGGTCGCAGCCACATCAACAGAGCCACCACCACCGATGGTTGCGGCCACGTCGGTGGTGTAGCTGCTGGTGGTGGTCGTGAGTCGCGTACCGATGGGCACAACCGTCCCGGCAACACCGCCGAAGCGCACGGTACCTGTTGCCACCTGGACAACCATACGCGCCTGGCCACGCTGCGCGGCCATCTTCTCCAGCATGTCGTCGTCGGCCAGGTCGGGAAACGCCTGGCGCCAGACCCACACCTGGTGTGCATAGAGCTGCTCGACCACGGTCGCCACGCCACACGCACGCACGAAATGGTCGCTGTCCGGCCCGGTGGCCGCACTCGAATCTACGTTGCGCACAGCAATGAGGTACTGGTCGCGGATTTGCTCAAAGCTGGGGACTTGAAACGGCATTGAAACCTCGCTTACGCGACTGGCACGTGATGGTTGAACACGACGCGCTCGCCTCGGGTGCCCAGCACTGTGATGACCATGGCCAGCGCCTTCGATGCATCAGGGCGGTTCTGCAACTGCGTCGCGATCTCGATGGATGAAGCGCGGCCGTCGTCAAGCAGTGGCTGCAAGGCAGCACGCGCGTATTGCTGAGCGCGCAGCTCGATGCTGGCCAGGCCCTTCGCGCGTACCAGTTCATGCATGCGCGATCCGAGTGATGGATCTGCCCAATACGAACCAAGCGGCGTCACCATCCGCAGATAGATGGCGTTGGCCAGGCCGCCCGCAGGGTCTCGCTGCAGGTCGCCGTTGGCGCGCACATACGCGCCTGTGGTGGGGTCGATATAGGCGTCCATCACATGTGCTGGTTGGGGGCCGGGCCACTCGCGTGGTTGTGGCCGTTGAACACGGTGCGGATGGCATCCATCGAGCTGCCACCGCTGCCCAGCTTGTCGGTGATGGAACCTACAGCGGTGATGTTGGCGCCGGCCGAGATGTTGCCCGCCACAGCCAGGTTCCCCGTGGCGTTGATGGTGGGCGCGTCAATGGTCACGTTCAGGGCGGCCTTGACCTTGATATGGCCGTTGCGTTTCAGCCAGACGTAGTCGCCGTCTTGGTTGTAGATGGCGGCCTCGCCGGCCTGGTTGAGCACCAGGCGGAATGCCGTGTGCTCGGTAGCCACGATCACGCTGGCGCTGGTGCGGCCGCCGAGAGGCAACACGATGGCGTGGGTGCCTTGCGGCGGTGCCGAAGTGAACCCGAACTGTTGCCACAGCTCGACGCCAGGAATGGCCTCACCGGCCAGGCCGTCAACGGTTGCGGTCTGGACAGGTGAGGTGCGCTTGACGTTGCCGAGCACGCCAAGGAAGCCTGCACGCACGCCCGCCATGGCGCGGCGAATGGCCTCTTGCAGTTGACGCGGGCTCATTGGCCACCCCCAAGGATGCTGCCGCCCAGGTCGATGATGCGGCCGGGCCCGGCATCCTTCTTCTTGTGTTGTCGCAGCGTCTTTGGGTGGGCCTGCAGCACCCACGCGCCATCTTCGCGCAGTGACAACGTGGTCGCAGCGGGCGGGCCATAGAAGCGGCGGGCCATCACGAAAAACACGGCGTCCACATGCAAGTCTTCGATCTTGCAGTGCACGCGCTGGCCAGGCGCCCACAGCACGCCGCCGGCAGTGCGGTGGCCAGCCACAGTGACAGACAGCTCATAGCCACGCACACGGCTATCCGACAAGGCCTTGCGAGCACGTGCCGCCGCGATGGTTTCATTGACGGCTTCATGGTCCACCAGGACGCGCGGCCGGTAGATGCCAACGCCCGTGTCCTTGACCGTGGCCTTGACCGCATTGCGGCCGGCGCGCAGCTCTGTGCCGTGAGCCTGGCCAAGCACCGTGACCTCGCTGTGCCTCTCGGCCATGGATGATTGCTCGGCGGCTTCCAGGATGTTGTTGCCAACACCATCGCGCCGCATCACGAGCGAGGCAACAGGCGCGGTTGAGTAGTCCGGACCACCGACCACGAGCGTGCCATCCGGCTCAAACCACGGCCACAGGCCGTTGGCCTCGGCCGCGCGGCGCAGCGCTTCCCAGGCCGACTCGCCTGGCTCAACCGCAACTCGGTCGCGCGTGAGCGTTTGGTCTGCCTCGATGCGAACCTTGCTGATGCCCAACGGCCGCACGATCTTTGTCACGACCTGGTCGAGCGTCAGCTCTTGTGCTGCCCAGATGGGCGCGCTGCAATCCAGCAGGATGGAGGCCGAATCACGGCCGCGCAGTTCCAGGAACTGCTGCCCACGGCGCACGCCTTGTGCTCGTGCGTCCACGTAGCCCTTCATGACCACATCGCCACCCACGCGAATCTCGGCGGTAGTGGCCTCGCGCACGCTGGCCGGTACCGACACCTCATCGCGCTCCAGCGAGACCGACCAGGCATCGGCTGCGGTCATCAGGTCGGAGTCAACCTCATAGCGTGACCAGCTGGAGTGTGCACGCCCGCCGATGATGATTTCGATGGTGTCAGCGGGCATAGGCTTGAATCTCCTGGCCAGCGTTGATGAACACCAGGCGGCCCCACTTGTTGAGCCGGGCCAGTTCAACGGCGCGCGTGTGGTCGCCGTACAGCGCATGGGCCAACATGCGAGCAGTGCCGCTGATAGGCGCCACCCGGGTGACGACGGGCGGGCGCAGCTCCAGCGCAGCGCGGGCGGCCTCTTGCACCTCGTGCGCGCACGTGGCCAGCGCCTTGGCCACCTCGGCGCCGCGCTGGCCATCGAGTGCGCTGCGCGCCGCATTGATGGCCAGTTGCAGCGCAGCGCGGGCGGCGGCGGCCAGGCGCTCGATCTCGGCGCGCTCCAGCTCCAGGGCGGCAGTCTCGGCGGCCATGATCATGGTCGCGGCCGTGGCCACGGTGGTGGCGTTGAGTACTCGCGCAAATGCAGTGAGCGCGGCGCTGATGTCCAGATCTTGCGGCTCGGTGCTCACTGGCACCACCGTGATGGCCGGATCCTGGCCAAGCTGGAGGCGATCAAAGTCCGACACAGCAGCCGCCAACGAAAAGCCGCTTGAAGGCCCATTGAACTGAGCATTGATGCCGCCCAAGGGAAGGCCCGCAAACGCACCGTTGACGATCACCTCCAGGTCGTTGAGCGCTGCGCGAGGGTATAGCAGCACGTCGAGGTCGGCCATGAGCACGCGCACGCTTGTGGTGTCCAGCAGCTTGCGCAGCTTGGCCTTGGCCTGGTCAAACGCGGCGTTGATCTCTGTCACGCGTGGCAACGAGCTGGCTGCGGCGGCATCAACCTTGACGGCCACCGAGTCAACAGCCGCAGCGCGGGCCTGCTTGCCCAGCTCGCCGACGCGCTCGGAGCTGACCGAGGCCGCTGGTGCTGCAAACACCGTAGGCATGGTGCCCGCCTCAATGAACTTGATGGCCACCTCGCAGGAGTCGCGAGCCTCGGCCTTGTGCTCAATGGACCAGCGAACGGCCGCAACGGACTTGGAGCCGAACACAGGGTGCACCAGCTCGCCGGGCCCGGTGGTCTTGAGCGCACGGATCAGGTCGGCAAGTTGGGCCTCATAGTCATCGCCGCGCAGCAAGGCCTGCACGTCGAACGAGTCGGGCTCGTTGCCCATGTCGAGCAGCTCGCCGCCGTTGACGTAAGGCCGGCGCAGCACAGCCACGTCCTTGCCGCCCTGGTCGGAGGTGGCGAACACCTCGAAGGGCACGCCACGGAACGACGCGTCTTGAATGGTGTTGGCCCAGCTCAATTGCGCCTCGCGTTGGCATCTTGCCGCCTGGTGACGGCCGCCTCAACCTGACGACCATCGATCATCACGTTGACGGTCAGGGCACTGGCCATGTCGGCCGAGCCGATGATGGATGGGTCGGCCACCGTTTCAACGAATGGGCGGTTCTTGTTGATCGCGGCGAGCGCTGGCGCCGCCACCGCTGCCATGCCACCAAGCGAGGCAAGACCGACACCGGCCGTGGCTGCAACGCGTGCGGCTGTGGCGCCAGTAGCAGCGCCGCCAAGCACCTTTGCACCACCTGTCAGCAAGTTGGCAGCACCAGCCGCCGCAGCAGCTGCTGCAAGGCCGGACACGGCCACCTTTGCACCTTCCAGCGCAGTGGCAAAGCCTGGGTAACGCTGGTACAGATCGATCTGGGCTTCAGCCAACTTCATCACGGCAGAGTTCGCCGTTGTCATGGCATCGGTCTGGGCCTTTTCGGCCTCGAAGTTGCGCTGGTCGAACTTGAAGCCTGCGCCTTCCATCATCAGCGCTGCAGCGTCGTTGACAGTGCCTTTCGCACCATTGATTTGACCCTTGACGCGGCCAATGTAGTCGCGGTTTCCCATCAGGGCCACAAGCGGCATCAGCGCCTCGCGGTCCTGGATGACTTTGCCGATCGCCGACCCCTGCAAAAGATCCAACTGTGCATTGACTGCGGCCTTGCGTGAATCTCCCGTTGAATTCGCGGCGGCGTTCTTGGCTTTGGCAAAGCGCGGGTCGGAACCAACGATCTTGTCGACCAGTGCAACAAAGGCGTCCAA